AGAAACCTGAGTAATGCAGTTAACTAAAAACATAATACGATTTAATAATTGGTTCGTATCTATACCTAAAGCTATGAAAGGTGTTTGGGATAAGTCTGAAAACAGATGGGGTTATAAAAAGAATGACAAATAAAAATATTCAAGATGTAGCATCAGAGATGGAAGCTCATGAAAGAGAATGTCAGGTATACAGATTAACCACACAAAAAAGTTTAGATAATTTAGAAAGTCGTATTAAGAGATTGGAGTTGTTAATCATGGCATCAACAATGACAATCTTAGGTTCAGTGTTCTTATTGTTATCAAAAGGTTTATGACCCAGTGCTTGATCCTATAAGCCTGGCAACAAGTGCATTTGCTGCTATAAAATCTGGTGTAGAAATCGGAAAACAACTCAATGATGTGAGTCACCACATCGTAAAATTTGTCAAACAAATGAATGTGGTTGAAGAAGAGCATAAGAAGAAAAAAAGCAGTTGGTTTACCTCTTCTAATGAAGAAGCTCTAGATACTTATTTTAATCTTAAAAAAGTACATGACATGGAGAATCAACTAAGAGAACTCTTTATGTGGTATGGAGCTCCTAATGCTTGGGATGAGTTCATAGCAATTAGAAGTGACATAAGAAAAAAGAGACAAAAAGAAAAAGAAAGAAAAGCAAGAGAACGAGCAGAGCTTGTAAAGATAGCATCTTATATCGGTATTGGAGTTTTACTTGTAGCTGTTGTCGTTATATTTGCTTTTAACTATAAAATGCTAACATCCAAATAGGAGAACTATATGATTTTTGGAGCAGTAGCTGGTTTACTTGGTGATGTAGTCAAAGGATATTTTGAGACTAAGAAACAAAAGGCCAAACAAAAGTTATTACAGGTACAAGCAGAAACAAAAATTATGGAGAAGAAAGTTACTGGTGAAATTGACTGGGATATGGAAATGGCCAAAGCATCAGACACTTCATGGAAAGACGAGTGGCTCACCATAATTTTTACCATTCCCCTTATAATGCTTTTGCTAGGGGAAGAAGAAAGAGTACATGCTTTCTTTAAAGCTTTAGAAACAGCTCCACCTTTTTACCAGTATTTGTTAGGTGTGATTGTAGCTGCGAGCTTTGGATTCAGAGGAGCTTCTAAGTTTCTTAAGAAGTAAAACAATGTTTTTTAACATTAAGTATTGGTGGTATGGCTATCTGTGTTACATAGGCACACGATTATCTATGCTTGGGTGGCATAAGCAAAAAGGTTTATTAGAAATTAAAAGGAGAAAAGAATGGCTAAAAAGGATCAAGAAATCCTAAGTCAAATGCACTTAGCACTAACAGAAGATCTTCTTAACAGAATTAAATCTGGTGAAGCCAAAGCGAGTGAACTTAATGTAGCTCGACAGTTTCTTAAAGATAACGATATTACAGCAATACCAACAGATGACTCAGCTATTAAACAGTTAGTAGAAGAGTTACCTTTTGATGAGGATGGAGATGCTCTTCATTAATGTTAGGTATTTTAATTGAAGCAACTGCTTCTATTGCTGCTGTAATATCTGTATGGAGTTATGGCAATCACTCTAAGCATGCACCCTATATCGGACTTATTAGTCAATGCTTTTGGTGGACATTTGCTATCTACTTCAACATGAAATTCATTATGTTATTAAATGCTTTTATGACATTTACTCACATAAGGAACATATTTAAATACAAACAACTAACTAAGGAGAAATAATATGCCAGGACATTATGGAAAAAAGAAACCAATGAAGAAAACTAAGAAAAAGAAGATGAAGTAAGATGATTACTTACCTACTTATTAATTTAGCAATTTATATTATATTTTAAGGAGTTGATATGGCTAGACCAGGATTGTATGCCAACATACATGCAAAGAGAAAAAGAATAAAAGCTGGTAGTAAAGAAAAAATGAGGAAGCCTGGACAAAAAGGTGCACCTACTGCTGCTAATTTTAAACAAGCTGCAAAGACAGCTAAGAAGAAAAAAAAGAAAACTAGGAGAGGTTAATGACAAAACTTACAGCAAAACAAAAAACTTTACCAAAACATCTGCAAGCTAAAATAAAAAAGGCTAAGATGAAAAAAAGAAAGGCCTAGAATAACCTGAGATTAGTATTTGCACCTCTAATAATAGTAACAGTCGTTATTTCTAATAGTGGCTTTGTACGAGCTTTATATCGATAAATAGGAACAATAGATGCCAAGAAAGAAGAAATCAGTCAAATTATCAGTCGGTAGAGGAGAAAAACTCTCTACAAAGAAAGGTGCAGGGTTAACAGCAAAAGGAAGAGCTAAATATAACCGAGCAACTGGTAGCAATCTAAAAGCACCAGCACCAAATCCTAAGACTAAAAAAGACAAAGCCAGAAAGAAAAGTTTTTGTGCTCGTATGAGAGGTGTAGTTAAAAGATCTAAAAACTCAGAAAGAGCTAGAGCTTCACTAAGACGATGGAAGTGTTAGGCAAGCTAAAAGACTTTAAGAACTTTTTGTATGTCTGTTGGAAACATCTTAACTTACCACATCCAACACCAGTCCAATATGACATGGCTGATTACATACAAGATGCAACACTTCGCAGACTTGTAGTTCAAGCTTTTAGAGGAGCTGGTAAGTCTTGGATAACATCGGCATTTGTATGCCACCAACTCCTACTTGACCCTCAGAAAAACATATTGGTCGTATCAGCATCTAAGACAAGAGCTGATGACTTCTCTACGTTTACTCTGAGACTAATCCACGAGATTCCTATACTTGCTCATCTTAAACCTAGAGATGGACAAAGAATGTCTAAGATCAGTTTTGATGTTGGTACAGCACAAGCAAGTCATGCACCCTCAGTTAAATCTATGGGTATCACTGGCCAGCTAACTGGATCACGAGCTGATATCATTATTGCAGACGATATCGAGTCTGCCAACAATTCCCAAACACAACTTATGCGAGACAAACTCTCAGAGACAGTCAAAGAGTTTGAATCTATCGTTAAACCAGGTGGTCGTATATTATTCCTCGGTACACCTCAAACTGAAATGTCAGTGTACAATCAGTTAGACGAAAGAGGTTACAAGACTCGTATCTGGTGTGCTCGTTATCCTGATGATAAACAAAAGGTAGCTTATAGCCATAAACTAGCACCTATCATTGGTGAGTCTGATGGAGAAGCAGGTAGTCCTACTGATCCTAAACGATTCGATAAAGACGATCTGTTAGAACGTGAGTTATCGTATGGTAAGTCAGGGTTTGCCTTACAGTTTATGCTTGATGTATCTCTATCAGATGCTAACAAGTACCCTCTCAAGATTAATGACCTTATGGTTCTCTCAGGAGTACACACCTGGGAAGAAGCACCAGTCAGCCTAAAGTGGGCATCAGGTGTAGACCAATTAGATGCCTGTAAGATGCTGCCTAACTTAGGACTAAAAGGTGACTACTGGGTAGCTCCCATGCATATAGCAGATGACTATGCCGAGTGGGAGGGATCAGTAATGGCCATCGATCCTGCTGGTAGAGGTAAAGATGAAACTGGTTATGCTGTAGTAAAAATGCTACATGGTAACCTATACCTAACAGCATCTGGTGGATTACTAAATGGTTATTCTACTGAAAGTTTAAAAAAGCTCTCAGAGGTCGCTAGAGGGCAAAACGTCAACCAGATGATAGTTGAGTCCAACTTTGGTGATGGTATGTTCTCACAGCTCTTAAAACCAGTTCTAGCTAGTATCTATCCTTGTACAATAGAAGAAGTTAGACATAGTACACAAAAAGAGAAAAGAATCATAGATACACTAGAACCAGTATTCAATAGTCATAAGCTCATAGTAGACGAGAAGATTATTAAGGATGACTTTGAGTCAACACAAGATCTTAAGTATAAGTTGTTCTATCAGATAACACGATTAACAAGAGATAGAGGTGCACTCATCCATGATGATAGACTAGAAGCTTTATCTATGGCAGTTAACTACTGGACTGAAATAATGGATAGAGATGCAGAAGATGCTGTAAGTGAACACAAAGAAAACCTACTAAGAGAAGAACTAGATAGGTTTATGGAACACAATATAGGGAGACAAAAACAAAACCATAACTGGATCAATAGATAAAAATCTATGTGCTACTGGTTATAGATAGGGTCAGGGGAGAGAGATACTATAAGAGTACTATAAGAGTACTATAAGAGTACTATAAGTCTTTACTATAAGAGTAATTATAGGAGTAGTAATAAGAGTAACACTATAAGTATACTTAGGGTTAACTGTTAGTAAACTTAAAGAGTAACTATAAGTGTACCTATGCACTACTGCATACACCTTTTTATTTTAGTACAAAAATATGAGGGGTATATACGCATAGTATGGCCGTAATTTTCCCCATTATCATTGTTGTTGTAGTCAAATTTTTAGGTGGATAGTGGCAGTTAAAATGTCATTAGTTATGGCCTACAAAACAGTTTTGTTATAGTTGCAACAGATTATATATTTATTGCTATAATTATATTGATGAGATCAAAGCATTTAATTTTTTATTGTGGCTGTTTGTTTTTTATGGGGTCTATTTTTTTCAACTTATTTATTTTTTATTTGACATTGTGCATTTAATTCTATATTGATTATAATCAGGAGTACGTTTATATTAATAACTGTTGTATTTTTGCAACAAAACTAAAGGAGTAACTAACAATGTCAAATAGGCACTTAAACAACACAACTAAACTAGTTCACAATATAACTAAGTATCAAAATTTAGTTGATCAGTTAAAAGAATTAAATGTAAAAGATTTAGTTGATCACTACAATAAAGATAATCACAATATGAAATTATTAATTGATGGTTTACAATGGCAAGTAAATCAATTTAAAGGAGTAACTAACAATGAGTAAACTATTTGATAATCCAACAGTTCTATTAGGCATAAGCCTTTTTTGTTTTATTATGGCCTTAACAAGTGCCATTATATTTTTACTAGTTGATTCACCAACTTTAATGCCAGAAGCCTTTTTGGGTTACACAATAACAGGTATTGGCTTTTTTGCTATGGGTATGTTTAAGGGGTTAGAATAATGACAACTGAAAAACCAAACTTTGAAAAAGCTTATAATATTCTTATGGATTATTTTGACGAATTGCCAGACGATATAAAAGAGGAGGTTGATCAACGTCTAAATGAAGAAGCTAATTGTTAACAGTCTAATTGATAAGCTTTTAATAAGCGAAACTACCTAATTAATTTTAGGTAGTCTTAGACATTAAAAAAGGAGTAACTAACAATGCACTATAACACACTAAAAATTACTCAGGGTAGTGGTAAAATGGAAAAACTAAAATCCATTAACACAAATACCTTGACTAATGAATTTTGTATAAAACAAAGTAAAAACAAAAATTCAATTTGTAGCTCTTGCTATTCTATGAATAATCTTAAAACTTTTAGAAAAAGTTGTATTTCATCAAGGCAACATAATTCTGATCTATTAAGTAAAGAAATTATTCATAATCAATTACTACCAACAATATTAGATATATATTTTAGGTTTAGTGCCGATGGTGAACTAATAAACGATATACATTTAATTAACTTATTAAATATTTGTGAAAAGAATAAACACACAACTTTTGCTTTATGGACTAAAAGAAAAGACATAGTTTACAAAGTAGAAAGCAAAAGGAAGCTACCAAAAAACTTGATATTAGTTTTTAGTAATTCGCAAGTTGATAAACCATTAAAAACTATACCTAGACTATTTCATAAAACTTTTAACAGTGTTTCAAAATCATTTAATGAAGCAGTTGTCAACTGTTCTGGTAAATGTGTTGAATGTTTAAAATGTTATGTAAAAGACAATAATATTAATCAAATTGTAGAGGTTATGAAGTAATGGAAGATAGACATTTTCAACTAGTAAACAAAAATGATTCTCTAGATTTTGATTTAATTCTAAGAGTTAACGACACTGGCGAGAAATATACGAGTATCGATATTTTTGATTATACAAATCAGGAAATAATACAAACTATAAAAATTAAGGAGTAACTAACAATGACAAATTACGAAAAAGAAAAAACACTTTTATTAATGCTTAATGATAGGCCAGAAATGATCACTGAGCTATTAACTAAAAAATATGGCTATACACTAAGCCAATTACAACTCAGGAGAAGTAACAATGAATAAAAGTTTAAATGGCACTGATGAGAAATAATAATTTTGAAAAGGGGAGATCGTTAAGGTCTCCTCTTATGTCATTAACTAAAAAAAAGGAGTAACATCATTATGACTACAAAACTAATAAGAAGTGAAGATGATATTGCAGACGTTAGCATTCATCTCACTGACACAATATTAAATCATTTTGAAAATTATATATCTACAAAAGATAGAGAATTTTATCAAGGTGACAATATCAATAAAGAAATACCATTGCTGCAAAACACTAGCGAAAAACCTCACGTTAAAATTTGGTTCGATGATGAAAAAGGTAATCAAGGCAGTTTTTATTCTTGGGAATTGCAAGATTTAATTGCAGAAGCATTACACAAAAGATTAAACATAGAAAAGGAGTAACATCATTATGAGAATACCAAACAATATAAATATTAATGAATACATTGAGTATGACGAAGCTAAATTTAAACTTTACTTTAAAAGTGATAAGCTCATTCTTGATGCTTTAGAGTGTGTTAAAAAAGAAAATAAAGCCTATGACGTAGTGGAGGTGATGTATTATGACTAAAAAACATATAAAGTACACAAAAAAAGATTATGAAATGTTTAAATTGGCCTTGGAGCTATCAATCACTGCACCAACAGAAAAACAAAGTAATGACTGTATAAAGATGGCCACTAGTATGGCAACAATGTTTCCTCAAGATATTATTGAGAAAGCAAAAAGAGAAGTGGAGATTTATATTAACCATTAACCAATTAATTATGAGCTAGGCGAGTAACTAATTCTCCTAGCTCTAAGGAGGTTATAACATAATACTTATGAGAAACAAAATAATAATAATAATACTTATGAGAAACAAAAAGGAGTAACTAATGAGACATTATAAGACTAAAGAAGAAATTGGTAGTGGTTTTCAGTACAACCAGAAGCAGCATAGAGAACTAAACTATAACTCACTACTTACTGTTGATAAATCTGAATTAACTACTATGAGAACTAAGTATTTAATAAGGGATGTTTGGACTAATGAACAACTTGATGACCTTTTTATGCACTTGAAAGAAATTATTAAAGAAAGAAAGGAGTAAGTGATGAGAGTAAAAGACCTTATAAAACAATTACAAAAGTGTGACCCAGATTTATATGTCTATGCTTTTAAAGATGATAATATATTTCATCTTATAAATGTTGATGATTCTATGAATGATAGAATTGATATTAATGTAGAAGAGGAGAATTGCTGATGCTTATCCCATCACCTCTACCATGTGATACTAGTCTTATAGAGAGGAGCATTTGTGGGAGTAATATTTAGAGGAAACAAGTGGATTGCTGATTGTTTTCTTGGTAAAGATCACAAGCCACAGAGAATAAGGCCAGTGTTTGCAACACAAAGTGAAGCTAAGTTATTTTATGCTGAAGTGATGCATTCACTAGAAAAAGGTTTACCTATACCAACTGGTAAAAAGGTAAAATCTATATACACTTTAGAGAACTTATTTTCTGACGTACATAAACGATTTTATGAGCATGAAATAAAACTAAATAGTTTTTCTAAGATGAAACTTATAATGGATATCTTAGGTAAGAACTTACCAGTAAACTGCATAAAGTATAAACACCTTGAAGAAGTAAGAGACCATCTCACAGAACGACGTAAGGTTTCTAATTCAACAGTAAATAGATACAATGCAGTAATGTCTAGGTCATTAAGATATGCAGTTAAGATAGGTGCTCTAGATCATCAACCCAAGCTTGAACAACTTAAAGAGGGTAAAGGTAGACTTAGTTTTTTATCTTATGATGATGAAGCAAAGATTATAAAATTTCTTGACCAGTGCAACAAAGAGTTCTCTGACTTTGTTGTATTCTTAATAGACACTGGACTACGTTGGAGAAGTGAAGCTCTCAAAGTTTCTTTTAAAGACTTAAACGAAAAAGATAACTCTATGATTGTTTATGGTAGTAAGAATGATTTAGAGAGGACTGTATATTTGACTGATAGAGCTGCGAGTATACTTAAGAAATACAATAGGTTTATTTTTAAAGACCATCAGGTTAGAGCTTGGTGGAATCGAGTAAGGATTCATTTAGATAGAAATGATGAAGATTTTGTACCACACATTTGCCGACACACTTGTGCATCTCGACTGGTACAAAAAGGTGTGCCACTGACTGTGGTTATGAAGTGGATGGGTCACAAATCCATGCAAACAACTCTTCGCTATGCTCACTTATGTGATAAGAATTTAGAGCAAGCAAGAGACATATTACAGTCTACTAAAGTGGTGACACTAAAGTGACACGATTTGGTGACATAGTGACATTGGCTACTCTGAAAGCCACAGTGAGCAAGGGTTGATTTTATGCAAAGGATTCAAAATCTTAAGCATCTTCCTTGCAACTTGGCATTCTTTGATTTCCTTCCCAACAAAATAGCTTTGTATCTATGTCAACCATTGATTTTAATGCCTATGTGGTTGTATTTAATGTCAGTTATAAGGAGTAGTAATGGCAGATAAGATAAAAGAGCAAGTAAACCTTGAGGAACAAATAAACTTAGAGCTTGAGAGTCGAGTGCTAGGCATCAACAGATATGAGAAAAACAACGAAAAGAAAAAAGACAGAGGTCAGGAAGCAACTACAGATTATGCAAAGTATTTAGTTAAACATTACATAAAACCAGTGGCTGATAAACTTGATGAGTATATAGCCAATGAAAAAGCAAAGAACAGTCCAGTGCTAAGAGCACAAGCTATTGAGAACTTACAATTAATAGAACCTGATAAAGCAGCAATTATTACACTAAAGACTTTACTTAACAATGCAACTAGAAGAAAACCTGCTACATCTACATTTATAAAAATTGGCAAACACATTTTAGACGAAATAAATTGTGAAGCTATGGCAGAACAAAACCCAGAATTGTTTACTAAAATTTATTCTGATTTAAAAAGTAGAAATGCAGGATATGAATATAGTCGCAGAAAATACCTAGAAGCATCACAGCGAGATGGTCTTCAAAGAATAGAGTGGACTGTAAAAGATAAACTCCGAGTAGGAAGAACTTTATATGTCATAGTAGAATTAGTAAGTGATTTATTCTCAGAGTTAGATTTTAGAAAAGGTAAAAAGGTACAAAAATTTATTAGTCCAACTGATAAATGTATTAAATGGATTAAGGAGAAAAAGCTTAGAGGATCAATATTACATCCTGAAAGATTACCAACAGTTGTAATACCAAAATTATGGCAGTCACCTTATGGAGGTGGCTATTACTCTAATCATCTACCACCACTTACTGTTGTTAAAACAAAAAACAATAAATATCTACAAGAGTTATCTGAAAAAGATATGACTGGTGTTTATGATTCTATAAATATTTGTCAGGAAACACCTTTTGTTATTAATAGACAAATACTAAAAGTACAAAAACATTTTTGGGAGAAAGGCCATACTGTTGGATCAATTCCTGGTGATTTGAAAGACGAGAAACCAATCAAGCCAAGTGAAGAGTCACTAAAAAACAAAGAGATACTTAGGAAGTATAAAGCTCAGATGGTCGTGTGGTATGGTGAGGTGGAAAGGCATAAATCAAAACAGATACAATGTGCAAAAACATTCGAGTTAGCTGATAAGTTCTACAACTATAAGTTTTACTTTCCTTATCAATTAGATTTTAGAGGTAGGCTATATGCAACTACTGCCTTTTTAAATCCACAAGGAGCTGATTATCAAAAAGCATTACTAACTTTTGCCAATGCAAAATCATTAGGTGAGCAAGGTGCATGTTATCTTGCAATACATGGCTCTAATTGTTTTGGATATGATAAGTGCTCCTTTCAAGATCGAATAGATTTTGTTGAAAAAAATAGCAATGACATAAAGGCTTCAGCCGAAAATCCTTACATCAATAAATTTTGGATGGATGCAGATGACCCTTGGCAGTTTTTAGCTTTTTGTTTAGAATGGAAAAATTTTTTAGATCAAGGAATACAATACAAAAGTTCACTACCAATATCTATGGATGCAACTTGTTCAGGTCTTCAACACTTTAGTGCATCAATACGAAGCTTAGTAACTGGCAAACAAGTTAATATGATTCCAAGTGAAGTGCCTGCTGATATTTATCAAAAGGTTGCAGACAATGTCATACTTAGATTACAAAAAGAGGAGAACCCTTTTGCTAAAAAGTGGTTAGACTTTGGTGTTGATAGAAGCATCGCAAAGAGACCTACCATGACAATATGCTATGGCAGTAGACAATATTCATGGACTGACTTTGTAAATGAAATAGTACAGAAAAGAAAAGAGAAAGGTCGCATGCATCCTTTTGGTGGTGAGCTATTAAAAGCTTGTAGTTACCTTGCAAAAATTATGTGGCAAGTGGCCAGTGATGTAATTGAAGCTGCATCTAAGGTAATGAAATGGTTACAAGATGTAGCACGAATTGCAAGTTCTGAGGGTATTCCGATAGTGTGGTATACACCTATGGGTTTTCCAGTGCAACAAGCTTACGAAAACTACAAGCCATTACAAATACAAACAAAATTGATGGGAAAAGTTTTTAGACCACAACTTAAAGTTTCAAATGACAATCTTAATAGTAAGTGGGATAAAAGAAAACAAGCAGCAGGAGTTTCACCTAACTGGGTGCATGCTCTTGATAGTTGCCATTTACAAATGACTTTATGCACTGCTTTTGCAGAGGGTATAAAAGATTTTGCTATGGTGCACGATAGTTATGGAACACTAGCTGCTGATGTAGAACGTCTTGGTGAATGTTGTAGAGCAACTTTTGTTGATATCTACAAGAGCCATGATGTGTTAATGGATTTTAGGAATGACATAATTTCAATGCTTCCTGAATCAAAAAAGAATGAAGTTCCGATGCCACCAAAAAAAGGAGATCTAATTATAGATCAGGTATTAGAATCTGAGTTCTTTTTTTCATAATAACTAATCCACATAGGTATTAAATCTATGTGTTGCTACTTTTAGAAAGGAATAGATATGGCAAATAAATTTGAACAAATAGTTACCGACATTGGTATAGCAAGATACCCTTGGCTTAACTACCCAGATGATCAATATTCAAATCCTGGTGAATACAAGCTTGGTTTGATTCTTACTAAAGAACAAGCAGCTCCACTTATTAAAAAGATAGAAGATACTGTTGCTAAAGCTAAAGAGCTAGGTAAGGGTAAGAAAGTATCACCAAATAACTTACCATACAAAGATGAGTTAGACGATCAAGAGCAACCTACTGGTAATTTTATTTTTAACTTTAAACAAAAATCAAAAATTAATATGAAAGATGGATCACAAGTTGATATCAAGCCAGTTGTTGTTGATGCTAAAGGTCGCAAGCTAACTAATGAACAAATTTGGGGAGGAACAAAGTGTAAAGTTAGTGCTTTGTTAATTCCTTACCTAGCAGGTAGTAATTATGGATGCACCATGAGATTAAGAGCAGTGCAAATAATAGAGTTAGTTTCAAGTAAAGATGGAGATATGGGTAGTCATGGATTTAAAGAAGAAAAAGGTTATGAAGCACCTGATACAGATTCAACCACAGAGGAAGATAAAGTATCAGAGGAAACAGACGATTTTTAATTCAAGAAAATTTAGAAGTGGTTTGGAGAAAGAGATTGCAAGTCAGTTGTGTCAACAAAGAATTAAGTTTGAGTATGAAACACTTACAGTTAAATACTCCAAGCCAACTTCAAAATATACACCAGATTTTATTTTACCTAATGGAATTATTATTGAAGCTAAAGGACAATTTGTGTCGAGTGATAGGTCAAAACATAAGCTTATTAAAGAGCAACATCCTGATCTTGATATACGATTTGTTTTTAGTAACTCAAAATCAAGAATCGGAAAAAAATCAAAGACGAGCTATGCCATGTGGTGTGATCGGTTTGGTTTTAATTTTTCTGATGTCTCTATTCCTGATGCATGGATTAGAGAGCCAAAACAACAACAACGTATTAAAGCTATAAGGAGATGCTTAGATGACAGAAAGAAGAAAAACTAATTACATTGTGGTGCACTGCACTGCCACTAAACCTGAAATGGATATTGATGCTGAGTGGGTTAGAAAAATTCACAGAGGTCAAGGGTGGTTAGACATAGGATATCATAAAGTTATTAAAAGAGATGGCACTATAGAAAATGGTAGAGATATTAATGCTATTGGTGCTCATGTAAAAGGGTACAACTCCCAAAGCATAGGTGTAGCTCTTGTTGGTGGAGTTGATAATGATTTAAAAGCTGAAAATAATTATACAGACGAACAGTTTTCTGCATTACAAATGTTACTTCTTAGTCTTTCAAAAGACTTTCCTGATGCAGAAATTGTTGGGCATTACAATCTAGATGATAGAAAAGAGTGTCCATCATTTGATGTAAAAAAATGGGTAGGTCACAATGTCGATTTAAATGTTACTCCTCCCTCAGATGTTGAAATCTAACTCACATTTTTTACATCATTCTCCATGTCCAAAGTGTGGAAGTAAAAACAACTTAGCAGTTTATTCTAATGGTAGTTTTTGTTTCACACCTGGATGTGGTCATCAAGGAGAGGAGTATATGGAAAAAGAATTAGATAAAAAATTTTTTGATGGTGAAATAAAAGCATTAAGTAAAAGACATATTACTGCTGAGTCATGTGATAAGTTTGGTTACAAAGTAGGTAAGGAAAATGGTAAATCTTTTCAGATTGCCAACTACTATTTAAATAATAAAGTTGTTGCACAAAAACTTAGATACCCAAACAAACAGTTTAAATTTATAGGTGACACCGACTCTTGTTTGCTCTATGGCGAATGGCTCTGGAGGCAGGGTGGGAAGATGATTACTGTGGTGGAGGGTGAGCTAGATTGTATATCACTATCTCAATGTTTTAATCATAAGTATTCTGTTGTCTCAGTACGAAGTGCAAGCTCGGCTAAAAATGATATTCGCAAATCACTAGAGTTTCTTAATAGTTATGAAACTGTTGTTTTTCTTTTTGATATGGATGAAGTTGGACAACAAGCTGCTCAAGATTGTGCTAATCTTATAGCTCCAGGAAAA